ACCGAGGCGCGGTGCGCGTAACACTGGGGATCTGGTGATCAAGCTCTGACCTGCGGTTATGTCCGTGGCGGGATGTCGGTGTGCGACCCCTCGGGTCGCTCCTGGCGCGTCACGAGACTGCATCAATGCAGGTCAGATCACATATTGCCGTCACGCAGCCGCTATGCTCGCGGTATGAAGACGAAGCGCTGCGAGCGCTGCCGGGAGCACCTCGGTGCCAGGCACGCCCACAACGCGCGCTTCTGTTCGGGCCGCTGCCGCATGGCTGCCCACCGAGCCGGGCGGGCGCGGGTCGATCCGGTGCCCTCTGCGATGACTCGGCGGCGACAGTGGGTTCGCCGCACGGACAGCAAGGTGCCGCTGTCGGTGGTCGGCCTGAAGGTCCGGCCGGCGTCGTCGACGGATCCAGAGACGTGGTCCACGTACAGTGCCGTCAACCGGTCCACGGTTGGCGCGGGCCTGGGTTTCGTCCTGAGCCCCGTGGATCGCCTGGTCTGCATCGACCTTGACCATGCTCTGCTGGATGGCGAGCTACGGCCGTGGGCTCGCAGGATCGTCGACCGGTTGCCGGAGACGTACATCGAGGTGTCACCGTCCGGCACTGGCCTGCACATCTGGGGCTTCGGCTCGCTGGAACGGGGTCGCCGGATCCGCCGGGGCGAGTCCTCGATTGAGGTCTACGACCGGGGCCGCTACATCACCGTGACTCGTGAGCCGTTCGAGAATGCTCCGTCGAAGCTGGCCGATCTGACGCGGGTGATCGCCGACTTGCTGTGAGGGGGTGCCCCTGATGGCTGGTCGTGGGTTCGCACCGAAGGAGACGCGATCTCGGTCTCGGGATTCCCGGGCTAGGGATGCGGAGCTGAATCGCGTCGAGGAGGACGGCGAGGTGCGGGGCCCTGAGCTTCCCGAAGGGGTGCTGCCGGACCAGGAGTCATGGCATCTGCGGACGGTTCAGTGGTGGGAGACGTGGCGGCGCTCGCCGCAGGCCCAGACGTTCATCGCCACCGACTGGGACTTCCTCCTGGACACGGCTCTCCTGCATCACGTCATGTGGACCAAGGGCCGCTGGGAATTCGCCTCTGAGGTCCGCCTGCGGGCGGCGAAGTACGGGGCCACACCGGAAGACCGGATGCGTCTCAAGCTGAAGATCGAGACTCCTGCGGATAGACAACCCGCCGCTGAAACGCCGCGATCGACGTCGGACCGGCGGAAGAACCTGCGAATCGTGGATGACGCTGCCGGGTAGGGGGTGCCGTGCCTTGGAACGGCGGTACGCCCGAGCTGCCCTTTCCGTCGCTGGGGCCGCAGATCGTGGAGCACATCGAGGAGTACCTCTGCCACGGCCCTGGTGACGTAGTCGGCGAGCCGATCGAGTTGGACGACGAGTTCTACGCGTTCATCGTCAAGGCGTACCGGCTTGACCCAGAGACCGGTCGGCGCATGTATCGGCGCGCGTTCCTGTCGCGGGCGAAAGGTCGCGCGAAGTCGGAGATTGCCGGGATGCTGGTGTGCGCGGAGGCACTGTTCCCAGTGCGCTTCGACGGGTGGGACGCGAATGGCGATCCCGTCGGTAGGCCGGTGAAATCGCCGTTCATCCGCTGCCTGGCAACGGAGGAAGGGCAGTCCGGCAACACCTACGACAACGTGTCCACGATGCTGGAGTACCTGATCGAGAACCACGGGGATGACTACCCCGGCATCGATATCGGTAAGTCGGCTCAGTCGTCGAGTCGGATCATCCTCCATCATCAGCGTGGGGAGGTGACGCCCAGCACTGCGAGCAGCGCCGCCAAGGATGGTGGCAAGGAAACGTTCGCGGTGTTCTTACCTTCGACGAGACTCACTTGTATGTGCTGCCGGAGTTGCGGCGCATGCACGGCACGGTGCGGCGGAACCTGCGTAAGCGCAAGGAGGCCGAGCCGTGGTGCCTTGAGACGTCGACGATGTACGAGCCGGGCCAGGACTCGGTCGCCGAGGCCACGCACACGTACTTCAAGGCCATCAAGGAAGGGCGCGTCCGGGACGCTGACGCGGCCGGCCTGCTCTTCGACCACCAGCAGGCTGCGGATGGCACGGACCTTGCCGACCGGGATGCTCTGCTCGCCGGCTTGAAGGAGGCCTACGGGCCTGCCTCTGAGTGGATGGACCTGGACGGCATCATCGCCGAGATTTGGGATCCGCAGAGTGCCCCCTCGGACAGCAGGCGGTATTGGCTGAATCAGCCGGTCGCCGCCGAGGACGCACTCTTGGACCCGGCGAAATGGGCGCAGTGCGTATCGGCGTTGCGTCTGGACGACGGCGATGAGATCGTTCTCGGCTTCGACGGCGGCAAGACGGACGATGCGACCGCGTTGATCGCGATGCGGGTAGCTGACCGGCTGGCGCAGCCGCTGGGGATCTGGGAACGCCCGGAGGGCCCGCTGGGCAAGAACTGGGAGGTCGACCGCAAGCAGGTGTCTGACCTCGTGGCGCACGCTTTCGGCCGCTATCAGGTCCGGGCGTTCTTCGCCGACGTGAAGCTGTGGGAGTCGTACATCGACGAGTGGGGCGAGACGTACCGCGACGAGCTTCTGGTGAAGGCCTCATCGAAGTCGATGATCGGCTACGACATGCGCGGCCACCAGCAGGAGCTGACGAAGGCTACCGAGGCGCTGGTGCAGGCGATCGAGGATCGAAAGATCCTCCATACGGATCACAAGATGCTGAACAGGCATGTCGGCAATGCCCGCCGCCGTCCGAACCGTTGGGGCGTCAGCTTCGGCAAGGAGTCGCGTGAGTCCCCGAAGAAGGTCGACGGTTTCGCCGCGCTGCAGCTGGCGGACATGGCGCGGCGCGCCTTGCTGGCGTCGCCGGATTGGGCGAAGCGGCAGAAGAAGCGGCAGCGCACTGGGCGTGTGCATGGCTTTGCGTGATGGATGGAGGTGGGCGGCGCATGGCGATGGGCAAGGATGAGGCGGTGTCGACGGCGCGGCGCCTGCTGGAGTTGCGTGATGGCGAGCAGGGGCGCCTGGACCGGATTCAGCGCTACATGTGCGGCAAGCACGACAGCGTGTATGTGCCGAGGGGCGCGCGAGCCGAGTATCGGTGGCTTATCGAGCGGGCGCGGGTGAACATCCTGCCGCTCGTGGTGACGGTCGTTGCACAGAACATGTACGTGGACGGCTACCGGCCTGCGGGCTCGGACGAGAACGCTGATCCGTGGGCGGTGTGGCAGGCGAACCGCATGGACGCCCGCCAGCACGGCATTCACCGCTCGGTGCTCACCTACGGCGCCGCGTATGCGGTGGTGATGCCGGGGAAGCCGGTTCCGGTGATCACCCCGTTCAGTCCGCGGCGGATGACGGCCTTGTATGCGGATCCGGTGAACGATGAGTGGCCGGTCCTTGCGGTTGAGGACCGGTTGGAGAATACGGCGAAGGGAAAGCGCCGGGTGGTGCGGGTCTATGACGATCAGGCCCGGTACACGCTGACGGGGAAGCCGGACGGTTCTCGGCTGGAGACTGACGGCGAGAGCTGGGTGATGGAGCATCGACTGGGCGTGTGTCCGGTGGTGCGGTACATCAACACCGAAGATCTTGACGGTGATGGTGTGGTCGGCGAGGTCGAGCCGCTCATCGAGGTCCAGGACCAGTTGAACATGACCACGTTCAACTTGCTGATGGCGCAGCAGTATGCGGCATTCCGTCAGCGCTGGGTCACCGGCATGGCGCCCCCGCTGGACAAGGACGGCAATCCGGTCGAGCCGTTCCGGTCCCGCGTGGATGGACTCTTCGTCGCCGAGGATGCCGACACGAAGTTTGGTGAGTTCGGGCAGACCGACCTGAAGGGCTATCTCGACTCGCGGGAGTCGACGGTCCGGAATATCGCCACGATCTCCCAGGTGCCGCCGTACCACCTGCTCGGCCAGATGGTGAACCTGTCCGCCGAGGCTCTGGCCGCGGCGCGGGACGGCCTGGACCGTAAGACGGATGAGCGTGAGTCGCTGTGTGGCGAGGGCCACGAGCAGACGCTCCGTCTGTGCGGTCTCGCTTCTGGCGACAAGACGGCGTGGGAGGACACGGCCGCCCAGGTGGTGTGGCGGGACACGTCCGCGCGGTCGCTGGCGCAGACCGTGGACGCGCTGGGCAAGCTCGTCACGATGCTCGGGGTTCCCCCGCAAGAACTGTGGGAGAAGATCCCGGGGGTTACGCAGACGGATGTGGCGCGTTGGAAGACCACCGCCGAACAGGGCGATGCGATGGGCCGCCTGAACGGCATCATCGAGAAACAGATGTCGCAGTCCAGCCCCGCCCCCGTCGCCCCGGTTCCTGACGTGGCGGCCTGATGGTGGCCGATCCGGCGGCGCCGCAAAAGTACCGCCGCATTCAGGCGCTGTTGGCGGCTCGGATGGCTCAGCAGGTTCTGCGCGTGTGGCGGGATCTGATGAACCCGGCGAAGGTGGATGCGTCGTGGCCGGCGGTACGGGCGGCGTTGAAGCCGATCGTGCAGCAGGCGCGTGAACAGTCCGCTGCGCTCGCCAGGGCCGCTTACATGGATGCGCGGCAGGATGCGGGCGTGCCGGATGGCGAATTCGTCCCTTCGGGGCCGCTGCAGTTGGCGATCGACCGTCTGGAGTCGACGCTCGATGTGACGGGCCCGGTGGAGTTCAAGAAGGCGATCGCCGCTGGGAAGACGCCGCAGCAGGCGATGGATGCGGCTGCGGTGCGCATGGTGGGTTCGACCCAGTATTTGGCGCTTGAGGGCGGCCGGTCGGTGATGAGGCGGTCCACCGATGCCGATGAGCGGGCGACGGGCTGGTCGCGGGTAACGGACAGCGATCCGTGCCATTGGTGCGCCATGCTCGCTTCCCGCGGGCCGGTCTACAAGTCGGCGAAGACTGCCGGGGATCCACGCCAGGGCGGCAACTCGTACCACGATCACTGCGCCTGTCAGGCGTGGCCGGCGTTCACGCTCGACGAGCCCTTCATCGGCATCGCCGAGGGGCTGTACGACGACTGGCTGCGGGTGACGCGGGGCCGCGGCGGCAGGCATGCCGTGAACGCGTTCCGTCGCTGGTGGGAAGCCGAAGGACGGGCCGCCTATGCGGCACCGGACCGCCCCCCAAGCTAGATCTTCCCAAGCTGGGGGGCGCCCAGTGGGGGGC